TGACTCTTTTGCTGCAATTAACTCAATGCTTGCAGGTGATGAAGAAGGCCCAGTTAATCTACAGCACGTAGGTGGTATGCTAACTCGTGAATCTTTTGAGACGGCTACTGGTCGTATGGCTAATATCTTCCGTAAATCCCGTAATGCAACTGATGCACAAGGTAGACCTATTAATCAGGAAACTGCTCAACAAGCACGTATCTCTAATACTGAAGCCGGTGCTGCTTATACTCAATCAATGATTGACGCAGGTTACTTAGAAGAGCACGTTATTAATGGCGTACCAGTTGTTACTGATACTAAGAAAGGTTTAGAGTACTATATTGCTACTCGTGAGCTTGAACATTCAGTTACAGGTAAGTTAGCGGCCCGTTCACAAAAGGTACCTGTATCAGACACTGGTGAAACTATTGGTGCTTCTCGTGTAATGCGCCCAGGTGATATGAAGAAACCCGGTTACCAACCATTAACTCAAGTTGATGAAGGTAAACGTATCTTCGGTAGTATTGGTAAACTATCCTCACCTATCAAAGGTTTCCACGCACTTAACTTGTTTAAGATGCTACTCGATCAGTTGAATAATAATGGTGTACCTACAGAAGGTAACATTGATGTATTTGGCTTCTTTAAAATTGCACAAGAAGATCTTGATGATGCACGCTTACCTGATGATGATCCAAGTAAAAAGAATACACTCAAGAATAAGCTTAACTTACTTGCAAGTGAATTCTTTGAGCAGGGTAAACACATGGCTGATGGCACACCTAACTTCACTAAGTACCGTGATGACTATTCAACCCATCGTCAATACCAAGACTCCCAAGATTTTAATGAGCAGCGTAATAAGCTAACTCGCGCTTTAATGGTATATACCTCTAAACCTTCTGTGTTTAGCGGGTCAAGCTACCATAAGAATGGTGTTAGTGCAGATGATGCTAAGAAATTCTGGAACGATATCGGTAGAAAAGCCAGAGATCGAGATTTTAAACTTTCAAATAATGAGCGTGAGTTATCGTTTTTAGCGTTAGTAGGTCGTATTTTAGATGTGAGTAGTTATGCAGGTGTGGGTATTAAGACTGAAAACATGCCTATTCCTGACATGATGAGACTTATTACACCAACATTCTTAGTTAATGCAGCTAATATTGGTAGACAACTACGCTCACTAGTTCCTTCATCTACAAAAGATATTGTCAATGAAGTACTAAGCGTTGCTCAAGGAGTTGACAATAAGTTTAACCGTGGTATTAAACAAATTCCTGGTGATGCCAAGTATATTAAACCTATTTATAATGGGCAAATGACTGAGGCACAACAAAATGCAATGTTGACTTGGTTAAATACTTCTGACAGAGATGACTATGGTTATAAACTACAGGCATACCTAGATGTTGCTAACTACATGGACTCAAAAGAAAGTGGTAAACCCTTTATTCCACGTTCAACAGTAGCTATTGATATGAACTCTGCTGGTCGTACCTTCTTAGCAATGGATGTTGGTAAGGAAGAAATCTTAACTAGGGTAGGTTTAATTTGGGATCACTTCACAGATAAAGAATTCCAAGACGTTACTGGCGGTCAAGACCCTCGTGCTTACTTTACAGAAGTAGCTGTTAAAGAAGGTGTAGAAGCTGCGTTCGGCTCCTCTGATCATGAAAAAATTACTGCATGGAAAAATGCTTTTGCTAGGTTTGAAGGTAATAAAGCATTCAATAAAGACTTCGGTAAGAAAGTACTATTGACTACTGACTACGGTAAGGCTATGATGTATCACCATGAGGAAGCTATCGCCTTTCTAAATAGCCATCCTTCATTTAAAGAAGAAATGTTAGAGTACTATCAAGGTGACTTTAACAAATTAGTAGAACAACTAAATGAGATTTACTTTGCTACTTTAAATAAAGCAAGTGATTCTTGGCAATACGCTTTACCGAAACAAATTGTAAAACTATTACAAATGTTTGGTCGTGTACCTGCCCCTGTTGGTTACTATAATGAGAAAATCAGTATTGGTAAATCAGGTCAGATTGATACTGGCGAAGAAGTCACTATTAAAGGTAGAAAAGGTGAAGTTACCCGTAGGCTTAAGAAGCATGTTGATCTTGATCCTGAAGCTAAAGCTAAGAATAAAAACCTAAAAGATTATGAAGGTAATCATATGCAGGCACCTGGTCCAGGTACTGCTGCCATCAACGGTATCGGTCCTGTAATGGGTCAGTATCGAGAATCTTTAGTGATACTGGAAACAGCTAGGTATTTAAACAGCGACAAGCAACCTGCTGATATGCTTAATCTTTCACCTGTATTCGATAACTTTATTCTAGATACTGATAGCTATTTAATGACTATGTATGTAGCAAATAATATTGTTGTTCCTAAAATTATGGAATGGAATATGGCTCAAAACTTTGAGAAAGATTTCCATTTACAATTAGCTGAGATCGATGCCGAGCTTAAGAAGGCAGGTAACACTATTGTTATTAATGATAAGTCACCTTATAAAGGTATCTTTACAGTACTAGACCGTGAGTATGGTTACATAAAAGATACTAAGGATTCAGAACTATCTGATTCAGAAAGACTCTTTAAGAATCAATTATTAGATCCACGATCTGGTTATATCCCTAAAGAATCCAGACCTGATAATGTACTTCTAACTCGAGATCAGATGATGAAGCTTTATGCTATTACAGCTAAGAAATTTAGAGTAATGGAAAACATGAAGAAATGGACTAAAGATTTAGACCATAGAAGAGCTGATGCTCAACAGAAAATTAAGAATAGAGCTAGACGAGGTGAGATTTACTTCTTTACCTAATCAAATAAAAAACCCTACTAGGAATTAATCCTGGTAGGGTTATTTTTTTTTAAAGCATACTATTGTATAGTTTAAGAGCATCACTGCGGTTTTTATCTGCAAACTCAACTGCTTCTTCCTGAGTATAGTTCATACCAGTAGCAGGATTTTTAGTTTTAGGTAAACCAGCAATGTTTTGTTTGTGAATTTCGTTAATAACAAATGGGCCAATTTCTTTTCTATAAAGTAAATTATCTGGGATATTAATACCAGACTCCTTCATATCACTTTGAAATTCTTTGTCATCATATTGATTGCCACGTAGGGCTTGTACGTTATAACTCTTTAAGCTAGACATGATTTAACCTTCCAATGTAGTTTGTTTACATCCATCATATAATCACCGATACAAGTTTCTAAGGCACCGTGACCTTCAATACCCGCTTCGTCATAGAGGATTTGTGATTCAGCGACAATAGTTTCTAGAGCTTCAGTAAGATCAGCAAACATATCTTTACCAGTCTTAGCTTTATTAATCAGACTAAAGTTTGTTTCGTCAGCATAGTCCTTAAGAGACGTATCACACATCTCATCCATCTGACGTAGCTGTTCGTTAAGTGTATCATGCCACTCATACAGTGAATCATAGATCTCATTTAATAGAGAATGATACTGATGAAAGTCAGGGCCAACAACATTCAAATGGTATACATGTGACTTGAAGTATACCACGAAGTTATCAGCAATTAAGGTTCGTAGTTTGTTTTGGCAACTCATCTTTGGTTTCCTTTTCTTCTTTCTTATCTACCTTCTTACCAAAGATAGCATCCCAGTTGTTTCTTACTTTCTCAGAGTCTTCATTACGGCGACCCGATCCTTTACCACTCATGTTCTTTCCTCAGCATGTTTGTTAGTACCAACCTTGAATCGACCGTACCCCATCTGCATCTTGATAGGGCCAACCTCGGCATCAATCCAATAAGCTTTATCATCATTGATATAGTCTTCCTCAGTTAGTGGAGGACACATATCTTCAATATCATGTTCATTAATCACCTGATAATACCTCATCTAAGGATACAGTCTCTACTGGATACTTATCTTTATTACGTAGCTCACGTAGCTTCCGCTTATCTAAGGCTTCTTTGTATAGTTTCTCAAATTCAGGGATAGAGTCTGCATAGTACACGCGTAGTTTAGCAATCTCAGAAAGTAGTAAATCTAGTTTATCTAGTTTTTCCTTAGCTTCTTTAGGTGACATAGCATAAAAGTCTAGAGATACTTTACGACTACAGTCTGTAATGTTTACATCACCATCCATAGACCATGCCGTATAAGCACCACTACACTCGATAGCGGCCATACCAGTCTTCTTGTTTAGAAACTTACGGGAATGAAATTTCTTTGCCATAGTTATTTACCTTGTTTGTGTGCTCGACCTGGACCCTTCTTAGTGAAAGAATAAGACTTACCACGAGAATGTAGTTTAAGTAGTGTCTCATCACCAAGAATAGCGAAGTAAAATTGTTGTGCTAGATTCATTATAGACTCCATGTGACAGCTTTAACAGCCCACATTTGAGATGTTTGTGCCTCAGTAATAGCAATACTCAGCATACGCTTTTCTTCTTCATTTTTGGTAATAGTTCGCAGATCGTTCAGTGTATCAACTAGGTCAGCGTATTGCTGCTTAATTCTATTTACAATAGGTAAACCACCTGGATTAAAAGATACACCGCAAGCACGTTGTCCAAAAGTTTGTTCATTCATTATATAATACCTTAGAGTTAATTGATGGTATCCCGTAGACGATTCGAACGTCTGACCCACAACTTAGAAGGTTGTTGCTCTATCCAACTGAGCTAACGGGACATGGTACGCCACGATAGGGCTTGAACCTATAACCAATGGATTATGAGTCCACTGCTCTTACCATTGAGCTACGGGCGTATAAGTTGCTCCCTTTATTTCACTATGTGGGAGCTACATAGGACGCCTTTACTGTGACGACAACAGCCCTAAGGTAGTAGGATTAGGGTTGCGGACGAAGGACTCGAACCTTCTGCACCGAGCTTATGAGACTGGTGAGTACCCTGACTATCCGCGTTGTATAGCCCACCCTATACCCACCAGAAAGGCAGCAGGTATTTATTCCTCGTACATAACCGATGGGCAGCTATGTAACAGTCTAACATACTAATAAGATCATACACCAAGTTAAACTTCAGTATACAAAATGTTTTATAGGAGTAGGAGCGTGGAGTTTCCTATTAGGAACCGGCTAGCTGACCCCAACCCCAGTCACCATCCATACCATTAACAGAATACTCAGTGACTCGTTTCTCAAAGAAGTTATCATGAGACACCCCATTAAGCACCCACTCCAGCCAAGGTAGTGGGTTTTCTTTTTGTTTGAAATTAGGCTTAAGACCTAGTTGAATGAGTCGTCTGTCAGTAATGTATCGAATATAAGTCTTGATTTCTTCTTTAGTTACACCTTCAATATCAAAGGATTTAAAGGCAAGATCAATGAACTTATCTTCAAGAGATACTACATCACGACTCATCTGATAGATCTTAGACTTGAATTCATCATTAACAATCTTAGGGTGTTCATTACAGAACTCACGGAAGAGTCTTGAGTTACCCTCTACGTGTACAGTCTCATCACGGATAGACCATTCAACTACTGTACCCATACCTTTCATCTTACCAAACCGTTGGAAGTTTAGTAGCATAACAAAGGAAGCAAACAAAGAAACACCTTCGTTAAGTACCGACTTAGCTAAGGCTAGTGCCAGACCAGACTGTGTTGATGAATCAGAAGCAGACATGAAGTCAATCTTGTCTGACATCTCTTTGTATTCAAGGAACTTATGGTACTCTTCATCAGGTAAACCTAAGGTATCATTCAGTAAAGCATATGCTCGTTGATGTGTACCTTCACGATTAGCAAAGGAACCGAGCATAACTCGTACTTCATTGTTCTTAAACTTAGGGATTAAGAAGTCATAATAGTTCTGTCCTACCTGTACATCACCTTGTGTAAACAATCGTAGAATGTTAGTGATAAAGTCTTTCTCTTGAGGTGATAACTTAAGCTTCCAATCATTAACGTCTTCAGAAAGATCAGCTTCATCTTCTGTCCAATGGATTTCTTCATGTTTCTTAGTTAGTTCTACAGCCCATTCATGATTAAATGGTTTGTATGTTTTAGAAAAGTTTAATAGAGATGACATATTATCCTTCACATGCCTTACATTCGTTGTCTTCAGTTACTGTTCCGGACCCACTGTCTCGAAGGTGATTATAGAGTTCATTAAATCCTCCAATATACTCTCCGCTAAGATAGACTTGGGGTAGACTTCTGACATCAGGTCTTCCAGTGACTTCAGCCGCTGACTTACCTGTTGTAGTAATGTCAACATAGTCATATTGAATTCCTCTTGAGTCAAGGAGCGATTTAGCCATTGTGCATTGGGGACAGTTTGGTTTTCCATAGATAATAGTTTGCTTTACTTCTTTCAATTTATTCTCTTCAACTTTCTCTGATACATTCTCTGCACGTTGTTTAGCTTCAGTACGTAGATAATAAAGCCCCTTAAGACCTTTGTCCCATGCAGCGTAATGTACTTTGTTAACATATGATCGGTCACTACCAGAAGGGAAGAATAGGTTTACGGATTGGCCTTGACAAATAAAAGGTTGACGATCAGCAGCATGAGTAACAACCCACATTTGATCTAACTCAAATGATGTCTTAAATACATTCTTAATTTCAGGACTTAAGAAGTCTAGGTGTTGTACACTACCTTTGTTTGTAATGATAGATGACCACACTTCTTCTGTGTTCTTATTAATACCTGTTAAGTGTTGCTCAAGATATTTATTCTTAACTAAGAAAGAACCAGCACGAGTACGATGAGTATAAGCATTAGCCTTACTTGGTTCAATACTTGGTGATGTACTTAATAAGATACCTGATGAAGCGTTAGGAGCAATAGCCATTAGGTGAGCAAACCGTAGTCCACTACCTTTCATATCAGTAGGTTCACCACGATTATCTGCAAGGATCCTTGACTCTTCAACAGCCTGTTGTTTAATATTAATAAACATAGAGGTGTTTACAGCACGAGCTTCAGAAGACTCAAACATTAAAAACTGTTTCTGTAGTAACTCATGGAAACCCATGGCACCAAGACCAATAGATCGTTCAGCCTTAGCAGACTTAACTGCACGAGATAAAGCTTCAGGAGCGTTTTCAATGAAGTACTCAAGTACATTATCTAGCATACGTACTAGGTCACGTACCATACGAGTGTTCTTCCATTCAGGATAATACTCTAGATTAACTGAGCTTAAGCAGCATACTGCTGTACGATCTTCAGAGGTAGGTAAGTGGATTTCATTACATAAATTGCTACCATGAATCTTTAAACCCTTTTCTTTTAGTGGATAGGGTAACATAGCATTAGCTGTATCAATAAAGTTTAGGTATGGTTCACCAGTACGGAAACGAGTCTCAAGTAGTTTAGCCCATACAGTACGTGCATCTTGGTATTCACCAGTAGGCCCACGCTTAGGGTCTACTAGTTCATAGCTCGTTCCATCCCTAACATGAGACATGAAGCTATCAGTGATGTTAACAGCATTGTGCAGGTTAAAACACTTTCGGTTGACATCTCCCGTTGGAATACGTAGACCAATGAACTCAAGGATATCAGGATGGTCAATATTAAGGTAAGCAGCATAAGATCCTTTACGGGTTTTACCTTGACGATATGCAGTCATATCGGCATCTACAGTATGTAGGAAAGGAATTGGTCCTGGAGCTACATCAGATACAGAACGTACGTCTGACCAGTGTCCACCAACACCACCACCCATAACAGATAACCAACGTAACTCAGATGAGTGATCAATCAAACCTTGTACAGTGTCTGGTACATAAGTTAGGAAGCATGAGATAGGTAGCCCTTTAGCCTTACCGCCTACTGCAGGAGCATTAGATAGTACAGGTGAGGCAAACATGAACCATTTATTTGATACATAATTATATAGGCGTTGTGCCAGTTCTTCATCTCGTATTCCTTTGTATACACTCCAAGCGCATGCTGCTCTAGCATAGACTTCTTGAGGTGATGTTTCACCCTCAATAGCATAGAAGTCCATGATCATATCACGAGCGTAGTCTGTTAGTAAATTGTCTTTATTATAATCAATCTCAATGATATCTTTATAATTACTTTTCATTATGTCCTGCTTAAAAGTTGTTCGGTATTAGGAACCGACTGAGCGATTCCTAGCGAGATTCATTAACAAAAGAAGTACGTAGAATCAGCAACTTCACTGAGGGATAGGCTACCCCTATCCGGCTCAGGAAAATCAAATCCTTCAGGTGAAACTAATAGTGTTTCCTTAAGGATCTGGAAGAAGTTATCTACATCGTACTGTGCAATGAAGGTTTGTTTAGTTACTTCTTGGAGAAAATCCACTTCACTAGCATGGGTACTGAATGAGTCATGAACTGCAGCGAATGAACCATTGAAAGCAACAATAGTGTTAGCCATGTGAGCAGCATCATAGGAGTGAACCACATTAGGGCTAACACCAGACGCAAAAGAACGGCGACAGGGTACACGCTCTCCAGTCTCTTTGTTAAGAACATCAACCTTGATGACGTGCATGACCCGACCATCCTTATTACCTGTAATACCTTTAATGGTGCCACGTTGTTTCCTTTCATGTTGTAAGTAAGCCTTATAGACTACTGGGAAACCACTAGGAGTATGCCATGTAAGGTGATTACGGTTATTACTTAGCTCATGTTCAGCAATCTTCTGTAAGAACTTAGTAGTCTTTAGTGGACCAGCACAAACAGTATTAATTGCTTTAATAAGGTTAGTAGCTAGTAAGTTGGTGTCATCTTCAGTGATACCGTACTTAACAGTAAAACCTTCTACGTGACAGTCATCATACATATTCTTAGCAATACGTTGTTTGCCAGCACTGTACGCACGAGTCATTGAACCTCGTTTAGCAATACCCTTACGGATATGCTTCATAGGCATCTTATGTTCTTCAAACCAGTCAGGCATGATCTGGATAAGCTCTTTAGCTACAGCTACATAGAAGTCTTTCTGGATAGGAGTAGGTACTAGGGATACTAGTGTACCTGCTTGTTTATCTTTAGACATAGCTGCTAAGTGTTGCCACCCGTTATTACTACCATCAATAGGAATAGGGAATCCACTCATGTACTCTTGTCGTAGGATCTTTGCTTTATGGTAAGCAGCAATCTCAATACATACAGCTAGAAAGCTATAAGGCTTTTCTGCATCATGATGAATTGTTTTACTACGAGCAGTGTTGATAACAAACTCTAGATTCTTTTTAACCCATAGTACACGGTCGTCTAAAGTCATCTTATCAACAGAGATAGTATCTAAACCTTCTTCATTGAGGTAGGTAACATAATCAGTTCCAAATCCAACATCTTTGAGTTGATCGATAGTGTAGGATTGATTGTAACATGCTGCTGCATGTACACACATCCAGTAGTAACCACGTTCATCAACACGTTTTCTGTTACCGAAGAGGAATAGTGATCGAGCAAGATCTGAACCTTGGAATTCAAGGAATGATTCTGCATAGTATACTCGCCCACGATAGTCACATGACACCTCTTGATAGAATGTTTTATTACCGATCATGTCAGCTTTCTTTACTACTTGAGTGTATTCAAAGAACTTACTGAGCATACGTTGCAGTTTAGGGTCTCGCTTACCCATGAACTTAGTACCATCTTTGTGGAGTAGTTTCTTAGGTAGGTCTAGGTTCTCATGGTGAATGTTGTATTCACGAATGACACCATCTTCATCGATCAGCTCTAGTACTTCATCTGGTTTACATTCTTTAATTGCAGCTAGTACAGGCTGGTTTAGTAACCAAGACTGTTGACGTAGGTTTTCTAGAGCAGAAATAAATGGTTTGTTTAAGTACTCATGGAACAGCTTACTGTTAGTCCACCCTTTAATGAATGGATCTTTAGTTAGTGGGCTGTACAAACCAGCGATAGGTAGTAGTGGTTCGAAGGATGTACCAATAAGAGTAGGCTTAATGTTATCGTCCATGTTGACAATACGAACGATGTATGGTGCCTTACGACCTTCATACTCACGGAAGATATCAATCAGTCCGTCTTGGAGGAAAGTTTCTAATAGTAAGTCCCCAAGGGATAGAGTAGTTTTGATGTCTGTTTCGTCAGCCCCAATAGCCCTAGCAATTCTTTTTCCAATAAGATCAGAGGCAAATGTGAGTTTAACGCTTGCTGAATGCGTTGCATTCTTGTTTCGGATACAGTAGCGTAGTAGTGAGTCCCAGGACTCGTTAATGAATCGTTCAAGTTCATACTCCCATGTAGGATGATGTGCTAAAAGGCGAGCACCTTCATTATAGATCTTATCTGAGTTAGGGATTACCTTTGATACGCGTTCAGTAAGATATTGTAGTGGATTCATGATGTCAAGAAAAGAAAAGGGACTGTATTATAGTCCCATTGTTATAACCAAGTGTTGCAGAGGGTTATTCGAAGTCGACAAAGCCAACTTGTTGTAGGCGAGTAGTTTCAGGATTGTACCTTGTACTACCGCAATCACCAGTCTTACCAGTGAATCGAGACTTTAGTACTCGTAGTTTAATTGTGTTACGTTCTTGAGGAGTCTCAGCAATCATGTTACGTGCAAAGGCAACGATATCAAATGCAATCTGCTTAATAGAACCAGAACCTTTGATGTCATCGATAGATGGTAAGTGACCTTCCTCAAAAGGCTTTTCACCTTTACGTAGGTGAGAGATAACACCTAACCAGATGTTATGTTTCTTACACATCTTAAGTAAGTCAGACATTAGAGAGTCAACTGCTTCATTACCTGTCTTACCTTTATTACCTTCAGACACTGCAATAGTGATGTGATCTAAGATAATATACTTACAACCCATTAGTGCTAGGTATTCCATCTTGTCTGTAAGTGATTCGTCAGATACAGAACCTTGATGGTCTAGTAGTACTAGTCGTTCATCACCAAAGACCTTTTGAAATGCTTCGTACTTCTCTTCATCAGATACAGTAGTCTCTGTAAGATTCTTTTGTAGCTGCATAGCAATAAACTTTTCAGCAGTGTCACCAATAGATTCTTCAAGAGATACCATACCAACTTTATCTTGAGTGTTCTCAAGGATATCGAGTACAATCTCTTTAATAACAGTTGACTTACCAGAGCCAGTACCTGAAGTAAACAGAACGATCTCACCCATACGCATACCCTTAAGCTTCTCATTCAGAGAGTTTAGACATTGAGGATATGGCACAGATACGGTAGCCTCTTTAACTTTATAGTGATCCCAGATAGCTTGACCACTGATAACACCAGAAGGATTAAACTGTTTAGCATCAAAGATACACTTCATTAGTGCATCTGAACCATGCTTCATTAGTACGTCACATGGATCTTTCTCAGGGAAGGTACATACCTTTACTTTATCATAGCCGATAATCTTAGCAGCTTCTTGTGCAGCCTTCTGACCGGGTTCATCCATGTCAAAGGCAAGAACTACTTCATCAAAACCCCTTAGCCATTCACGTTGTGAAAGGATGAGAGACTTAGAGCTAGCCGATGGGACCGCCACCGCTGGATAAAATCGTTGGTACTTATCGTATTGTGCTTGAGCAACTGCCAAAGCATCGAGTTCACCCTCAGCGATAATGATTCGTTTACCGCCTGCAACGGTGTTCTGACCGAAGAACTGTACATCTTTAAAGTCTCCGTGGATAACAAACTTCTTAGGAAGCTTTCGTTCTTTATAAGCCACAACCACTCCATCCTTAGTGTAAGGATAGAAATGACTAGCAATAGTACCGTCTTCCGCATAAGAAACTTTAACTCCATAATGAGCAGCAACTGTTTTCTTGATATCTCGTTCTTGAAAACCTCGTGTATCGTATGTGTCAATCTCAGCTAGCGTAAGAGTGTTATGTTCTTTAGTCATTGGTTTATATTCAGTGTCAGGGTTTACTTTAGAGCTACTGTTACAGCTGAAACAGAAGCCCCATTCATCGTCATCTTTATAGGAAAACGCATCAGACGAACTACATTTAGGGCATGGCCCATGATACCATCTAGACATTTTAGTTCCAGTAATCTTGATCTTCTTTCATTTCCCGAATCATTCGGCGACGTTCTTTAGCTTGCTTCTGTGTTTGTTTCTTTTGTTTATACTGTTGTTCAAACTCTTGTTTGATGTTAACGTATTCTTCAAGATCCTTAGGTTTGTTATTACGATTAGACATACTTAAATGTGTGATTTTTATGTGTTTTTTGTTTACCATTACAGCAACGATAGACGTTTGCAGGATCAAAACCAGCATGTACTAGCATTTCCCTACCTATATACACTGATTCGACACCAGTAATATTATTGACAGCATAGATAGTATACTTAGTATTATTTTCTTTTGCTGTTTTGCCGATTATCGCTTTTGTTTCCTCAGAATGTTTGTTACCCTTACTATACTCATTACCTTTTGATCGCGCACTTAATTGATCTTTAAACTCTTGAGTATGTTTTGCACCCCTCAATTTAATTTTATGTTCTTCACTTAGCTGTTCTTTAGCAATAAATTTAATATTACCAATAGCTTGATTCCAATAAACACGCTCACCTTTACTATCAACCTCATGTAGTACACGAGCTGCCCATTGTAATTCTACTTCAGCAGATACTACACCAGCCCTTGTATCAAACAACTGTACAATTTCAAATAAAAAGTTTTCTAAACCATATTGTTTAATAGCCTCTTGTACATATTTAGAGGAGGTTTTGTATGTAGACCAATCAGATTCTTTTTGCTTTGTTTTCTTACCAAAGTTAGTATAAAAGAATTTACGACCAATATATTTCTTGTTACACTCAGGATGAATACAAGTTACAAGGTAAACAAAACCAAATTTATTATCAGGATTCTGAAACAGTTTCCCTTGGTACATCCACGGTGTTAGCACTTTCTTCGTTGCCATTTTTACTCCATTTAAATTTTTGTTTTAGTTCTTCGAAAGATAACTGCCTGAAGTCTTCAGCAGTCATACGGATATAAATTAAGTTAGCAGCTTTACAGAAGGCATGTTCCCACTGATCACCACATTTCTTTTTATATGTGTCAATAACGATATCAAGGGCATTACTGTATAAGGTACCGTTTAAAAGCTTTTCAGCTGTCTTAGGACCAAGACCTTTAATACCTTGAATGTTATCTGTATTGTCACCAGTAAGAATTTGTTTCATCAAATTGATATAACCAGTTTCTTGATCGATATAATAGAACTCAGACTTCTTAAAGTTGTAGTGCCAACCGGGAATCATATCTAAGTCTTTATCAATGTGACAGATGACATGAGACTGCTTATCGTTAGTTGCTAATTGAGAAGCAACACCACAATAGTCGTCAGCTTCAGCACCGTCTGACTCGATACAAAAGTCCTTAGCGTATTCATACAGCATATCAATACGGTCTTTAACCTCTGGTTCAATGGTATCTTTACGATTACCCTTGTAGTCAACCGCTACATTGTACCGGAAGTTATCTACACCTTTAATAAACACTGCACCATGTTGAGCTTCAGTAGCCTCCATAATCTGGTTTAGCTTACGATCAAACTCTTTCTTACATAGTGCAGGTGAAGGTTGTACATAAGCAATCTGATACAGGATAGAGTCTGCATCAATGATTGCTAATTCAAATTCTTGTTCTTCTAAATTCATTAGTGTACCTCAGCGTAATTCTTACCGATATGAGCATCACCACCCATACACATAACACCAAACTCTTTTGGCGCATCAGTGAATGCTTGGATAGATAGCTCTTTTACTTCTTCTGCATGTTCATCTTTAACAATAACAGCAAGCTCATCATGATAGTGAAGAGCAAAGTAGAAAGGGATATTACGTTTCTTTAGTTCTTTCTCAAGCCAAACGATAGCTGCTTTACAGGTTATACCTTCAGTTGTTTGTAGAATGTAATTAAGGAGTTGATGCTTAGACCCAACAAAAACAAGTCTACCGTCAAGACCCCTAACAAAAGCATTATCAGCACCGAAAGCATTAGAAGTAGCATTGTATTGTTTCTCCAGAGATTCTTTAAGTTCTTTCAGTCCGGGTACTGAGTCTTGGAACTTAGCAATAGCTTCTGAACCAGTCTTAGCATCTCGTTTACCTGTAAGAATTAAACCTAGTTTACCTGCACCACCACCAAACAAGAACGCATATAGGAATGGCTTAGCTAGTTTACGACTAGTACCTAATGCATCAGCATTTCGTTGGTGTACATCACCGTTAATTACCTCATTAGTGAAGTCATCATTACCGATGTAGTGACAAAGACCACGCATTTGATTACCTGCAGAGTCAGCACCTACAATAGTAGTACCCGGCTCACAGATAAGTAGTGACCTCATTTCTTTTCCATACACAGAATCCACAGAAGGTAGATTAGCAACAAGCTCATGGCGACAGCGGAAGGTTGGAGTACCAATAGTCCACATACGACCATGAAGCCTATTGTCGGGAGAATTTTTGACAGCATCGATCCATCCTTCTAAAATACCTTTACGACTACGAATAGTATAGAACTCACTTACAAGCATAGCGTCTGGGCCTAATGGCTCTAAGCTAGATTCAGTGATCTTGGGTGACTTGTTTACGAATTGCCCGTTGATGCGTTCAACATTCCATTCATCAGGTACCCATCCAAGACTATAAAGCCAGGACTTAACGACTTCAATAGATCCAACCTTTCCTTGCTCAAAAGAAACACGGCAGTATGGTCCTTCGATAGGCCGGTCAGTACGACCACGCTCTTGCTCATATCCGAAGTGTTTGACTGTTGCAACAGTGTAGCAACCGTCTTTTCTCCAAGCAGGCGTTTTAAACTCATCAGCGCGATCTGTTTTAATGCACTGCATTCCAATGCGGGGTTCGAGAACTGATTCGATTGCATCTAGTTTATTATTAATCTCTGTTAGTAATGTTTGAGCACCTGCCATATCGAACATCCAACCCTTATTACGGATATCAGACTCGATCTTAGCAAAGTCCATTTCAACTTGAAGACCCTTAGCATATAAAGGGTTCTTTTTGATGATAGCACTAGCTTCTTTAATAAGTTCTTTGTATACCTTGACGTTAAGTTCTACGTCTCGAATACAGTAGTTAAGCATCTCATCTGAGTACTCACTGAACTTATCGAATGGTAGCTTAGGATAGTTAAAGTAATTACCCCATCCCTCAAGACCATGCTTGTGTTTACGCTTATACTGGTTAGTCTGTGACATAATCCATGTATCAACTACCTGTTGGTGGTCTTTAGGTACCCACCCACATAGATGTTTAAGTACAGGGATATCATAACCAATAACGTTATGACCGATAATGACATCAGCACTATCTAACTCAGCTAAACCTTCTTCAATCACAGAGTCTACATGACCTGTCTTTGAAGAGTAAGACTTAACATCACCCGTATCTGGGTTAACTAACACGAGCATCCAGATCTTATCTACTTCAGGTAAGAATCCGTTTGTCTCAATGTCAAAGACGTATTTCTTTTTACTCATAATAATTGTGTACCGAACAGTGTGTAATAAGGTAGCTCTAACATTCGAGCTTCCATTTCAGCAGGATCAAAGAAGTAAACTTCACGTTCACTTTTCTTATCGTATTCAACCTTTACGTTGATACCTTTACGACCCGTAATGTGTTGATAGGCATGTACAAACTCATGCATGATAACACAGATAAACTGCATCATGACATAGTAGTTACCTTCCCAGTCATTTAGCAGTGGGTCTCGTGTTTGAATAAGGATTTTACCCTCATCATCGTCATAGATAGTAACGCCATTAGCCATACCTACATGGTAGTTATAGTCAATAGGGTCTGGGTATTCAATGAAACAGATTTGAACCTTAAAGTTCTTATCTAGAGGTTTAACATTGAATCGTTTACAATAGTCTTTGAGACCATCAAGAAAGATTTTCTTAACGATCTTTTCTACATTAGGTAAACAAGAAACTTGTACCGATACTTTATTTGTTGCCATATTTAATTTGGTAAGAAGGTGTTTCTGCAATAGAAACGTTGGGTGAACCTAGTTCATTTAGCTCCTTAGCCATAGACATAATAAGCTCATGCTGCATTCCAGCCTGTTCTTCAGCGTCATATAGTTGAGAAGCAAGCTTCCAGTTGAGCCAGCCCAACCAGAGTAATGCACCAGAAAGAATGATGATAGAGAAAATATAAGGGCTATCGTCCATTAAATAAGTCCTGTGTGTCGTAGATCTTGTGGATCAAATAATACGTTATGAATGTCTGCTCGATTAACTACCACCCCAATTCGTTCCAAATATCGGATGCCGTCCGTACATTTATATTCGGATTGATACACCACACGATGAATGCCACTAGCGTAGATAAGCTTGCTGCAATCAATGCAAGGGGAAAGAGTACAGTAGAGAGTAGCACCCGAGGTAGAAAGGTTAGAACGAGCCACTTTAGCAATGGCATGAGCTTCCGCATGCAAAACAGGGTTAGATTGTGTGTCATTGTCAGTACCTCTTGCAGTACCGTTATAAGAAAATGAAATGATGTTATCATCCTTAACAATGATAGCACCTACCTTACGATCTTCTGCGTATGATTGTTGCGCAATCAGGCTACAGATAGACAAATAAAAGTTATCGTAATCAGTTTGGGTCTTCATGGTAGTCATATTCCATTTCAGAGATTTGATCTAGGATATAATCAAGGAGTTCTTTTTGTCTAGCAGTTTGTGGTTGTTCAAAGATAACGGTAACATCAACAGTACCGTTCTTAAGGTCAACGATCATAATAAGCCTTCCATTTATTCCATGTAGTCATCTTAGCGTCATAGCAGTCTTGAATAGTTACTCGATCAAGATCTAACTCACGAGTAACTTTATGTAGACAGTATTGTAATTGACCAATCTCTTCAGCTAGCTTTTGTTTGTTACTAATCCCATCTACAGGTGACTTAGTATCTAAACCAAAGCGAAGTACTTTCATAAGGTTCTGAGATACTTCAGAGCATTCTTCTGCAGTGGTGTATAGTGTGTACTTGTCCATTAAAAGCTTTCTAGTTCAGTGATTTCTACTACTTGGTAGCTCTCACCTTTATTAGGGTAAAGGTTTTGATGCTCAATTAAATTGTAAATTGTGTGTTGAACTTGTTCCTCATCATCACATTCAAGATAAAATACAGTCGTTACAGCATACTTGGCCATACATTTCCTTAGATTTAGCGATAGCTAAAGCTATCTCTTGGTTGTTTCTATTAGGTACCAGCTAAACTTTTTCTGATTTCATCTAGTGTAATCATACTACGACCTACTTTTTCATATAGGTTTTCTACACAACAATTGAAATAGCGTTTATCATCTGTTTGTTTTGTATGGTATAGCGGGTTAAAGTACTCACGGATTGTTTCATAGTGTACATGCCCATGTAAATTAACCTTACCTCTGAGTTCATCAGGGTGAATAGGTGCATGAGACAACCAGAACTCTTTATACTTCAGTAACCCATACACCTCTTTAAAGTACTTAAGATACACTGACGTATTAAGATTATCATGGTTACCTCTGATAAGGTACTTTTCTCCATTAAGACTAGCAAACGAATTAATAGTATCCATAGTAAAACAGGCGTCACCAAGAACATAAACAGTGTCTCGTTTAGTTACAAGGTTACGCCAGTCTTCTAGGATCTTATTACGATTATCTTCTTCAGAAGTAACGTGCTTACGAAACTTCTGAATGTTCTTATGACCGAAGTGTAGGTCTGAACAGAACCAAACATTACTCATTACATATCCATCTTATCTCTAAACCCTAGGAAGATAGGGTGTCTTGGTTTGTCTTTGACTCCGATCGGGAAGTGTTTGTATTTAATAAAACATCCAAGCAGATTTGATTTATTCTGCCAGAATAATAATCGATCTGACTGATCAAATCCAGAACCGATTTTAAACTCAATTCCGTCATTGGTTTTACAGATGAATGCTCCGAGAGTTCCTTTCCCAGACATTCCAGACTGTTTAGTTGATCGTTTAGTTCTTCCGAGTTCATTAACTTCTGCATCGTTTCCATTGTGCATTTCCTCTTCGAATCCAATGATCTCAGCTTCAGCATCTTCAAAACGCTTTAGCTTAAATGAATTAGCTTCTTTAATAGTACAACGACCATACTTATATTTACCAGTAGGGCTACGTAAGATAATACCCTCATAACCCTTATCTAGTACTTGCTCTTCAAGCTGTAATACATGATCAGCATCTGTTGCTTTCATATGGATTACTTTACGGTAGTTATCTGGTACTCTGCTAGGATCAATGATACCCTCAACTCGTACAATATATGGACTAAGTGGTGTATCCCAATCATCAAAGTGATAAAAGAAAAACTCACCTACTTTATCATGAGACATGACAAAAGAGTTAGTATCTCTATACACAGTAGGTGAGGTAGGGTTACCAACAATAAGCTCTCCATCCATACCCTCTAATTCAAGAGAATACTTATTAGCCCATGCTTGAATAGACTTATTAGGAATAGGTTTAAGGGTACGTGATAGAGCTACACCGTTCTTAAACAAACAACGAATACCATCTAGCTTAGGTGTTACATAGATAGGGTACTGTAGTGTGTTTAAGTCAGGAGTTTCCCGAGGTAGAAGCATTGGTTTAAAAGTCATTAGCACACTCTTTGTCAATCATACCAAACATAATTAAGATATTCTTCACTTCTGAAGGTAAGAAGTATACACCATCATAATCAATAAGGTTAAAATGTTTATCAAACCATAGTCCACCAGATGACTCATCTCCTAGTTCATTATGTTCGAAGCAACCATACTTAGCTTTACTGTCGATATCGATGGTGTAGTTCTGAGTACCCATCTTGATGTTGAAATTATACGCCATAACGATTTCCTGAAAGGTTATTACTCATGTTGTAGTACAATGGACTCATTCTTGTTTTAAGATCCAACAAGAGTTTGGTCTCAAGTTCATACATATCTTGGGCAGAGCCATACGCAAGGATAGTACGAATGAATCTTGTTGGGGATGCATGATAGTCTTCAAGGAAAGAATCTGAGGAGGCGATATAACCGTCATCAGGGGTTCCCTTGTGAGTACCAATATATTTCCTGTCGTCATCTTTATTTGTCCACATATAAACAAAAGCTTCCGCTTGATCAGGCGTATGATCGGTAGACACTTCTACCATATCTTTACCTTCAAGATGATTCTGCCATAGCTCTTTGACATAGGCTACCATCTGTTTACCTTTAGGTGCTTCCCAAAGTACAATGAATGACTGTTCACCTTCGTTCTCACAAAGGAATTCATACACCCATTTGTTGTAGAGACCTGTATAGTCGATATCATCTACCTTAATACGGATCATTTGTTTACCTGAGTCAGACAGGTATTCTTCAACCTCTTGAACAGTACATTCATAGATGTTAAAGAACTTGTCTGACCCGGCAACGAATTTCTTAACTCGTTTTAAGTGGTTCATTTCAATTCGTTTAGTTTACCAATAATAGTACCATCACGAAGCAAGATTTGTAAGCA